AAACCTTTCTGGTCGTCGGATCGACGGCACAGGAGCAAAGGGTAATGGCATGGTCGCCGCCCTAATCAAATACTACGTGCACCCTAATACTAACTGCCCTGAAGCAGCGGCAATTGGAAAGGCGAAGGGCATCTACTCGGCACTAGGAGCAAGATAATGCAGATCAACCTACAAGACCTCAACAACTTTGTCAAGAATTTATTTGACACGGTTGGGGTTCGAGAACTTGAGAAGGTCCACGCAGATCGAGCGAGGCAGTGGTTGGTAGACAACCTCTCTAAAATCGGAAGATACGCAAGAAGAGACTTTGAACGTTTCGGAACTCTCAACTCTTTCGGCAAGGCACCTCAGAATGACATGCGACCAAGTCACTCAGACAGAGCAGACGGTTGGGTGTCTCTGACAGAAGAAGTTCCTGATATCGACCACCTCACCTACGGCACAGGGATGCTTTGGGTCCACGGTGAGATGGAGTTGCCCCAGTGGTGGGAAGATCAAGGTCCACTACACGATGACCCAGAACGTCGTGCCGGTGACCACATGTATGATGACGAGTTCCATCAGGTCAACTACTCCGGAACTGACAAGTATCTCTATCAAAGAACAAAGAACGATCCCGCTGTAAACTTCTGGTACGAACCGGAAACAAAACCTCTGCCAACTCCACCAATCGGCGAGGCACCTAACTGGGGTGAGACAGACTGGAAACACGGATACCTTTGGGCAGACGATCCGGAAGTCGATCAGGTTGTCACGGTTGGTACATTCTTACCGTACAATGGCATCACTGCCCAATACTCCGACCCGATTGCTTGGTATTTCGATACAGTTACTTTATCTGTTGGTGGAGATGCCGTACAAGAACATCAGGCAGACAACCCAAAGTATCACATCAATAACGAGAGAAATAACTTCCCGCATAGGATCTTCCAAGCAGCAACTCCGAAGAGTGTTATGTGGATGCTGGATAACGTTCTGAAGAAGAAGAGCAACGGGATGTACGACGATACTGTTCCGCAGATGGCAACAGACATCGGCACCTACCCTCCAAACAACGGACTGAAGTTCGTGAAGCAGGGCAAGGAAGGTCTTGTCAACTTTATCTCTCCTCTGAATGAATCACCAGAAGGTGCAGGCAACAAGGACAGCAAGATATACAGAGACGCTTTCTTCTTCCGTAACGGTATTAACGTCAATGACGAGTCGACGTTCCCTCCGAATGAGATCCCACCGGAGCAGAGACGAGAATACTATAATGAGAAGATGTGGGACGACGAGAAGTTGTATGGACGAGAGGTTAATCAACCCGATCCGAATCGTTTCTCGGATGGTGGTGGATAATGGCAATCTCTGATGTTTCAAACCTGAATAACCTAATCGCCCGAGGCGTACAGGCAGGCAACCAACCATATTCTTCGTACGATGTTCTGTCTGGAGGCACATTGCCGGACACTGCTAAGAATAAGATCGACAACCTCGTGCGAGAGGCACTGGACAACACTCCGTTGGACCAAGCAGCACCCATGGAGTTGTATGACCAAGTTGCCGAGATCATGATAGGGACTACTCCTGGGATGTCAGTTGAGACACTTTCCAATGTTCTTCAAACAACTGGTCTGCTCAACAAGGCAAAAAATGCCCTGCCTTCAGTAAACATAGAAAACGAATTATCGCAGATAACCAGCAAATACACCAGCAAACTACGCAACGTCACCGGAGCAATTGACGGTGCACTGGCAGAATTCGGGTTACCTGGATTTGCCCAGAATGCGGCAAATGCTGTTATCAACGAAACGATGAACATACTCAATGGAGAGTTAAGTGCCAGCGGCATACTTGACCTCGCAGGCAAAGTCCCTTCCGTCGACAAGATTACTTCTGGGGTCATCGCACAGGTTGTTTCCGGAAACGACCTAATAAGTTTGGACACACTGAAGAAGGTTGGTCCAGTAAGCGATGCAATAGAATCTCTCGCAGACGGTGCAGGCATCGTTGACCTTGTAGAGCAGAATTCCGATACCCTGAAGAGTATGGCATCCGAAGTATTGGCGGGTGGAGCAAACATCCTCCCTCTTGATGCTGCTGGAATAATGTCTGACGACTTAAACCGCACCTTGACTGGTCTGGAATTGATTGATGTCAAGAAAGAAGATTTCATCGGAATACCTCCGTACGAAATCGGCACAGGCAACTTGCTTCCAGGTGGTCAGTTCATCTCGTCAATAGAAGAACTCGAAGCAGAGATGGGCGGCATGACTCGCGATATCTCCGAGATCATCGTTCACTGGTCAGAGACTTTCACTAACGCAAACCTGACTGCTGCTGACCTTGACTCCCTCACGGGCGCGGGTGCGAGCGCGTACCACCTAATCATTAAACGTGACGGTTCAATCGAGCGGGGCGTTGATATGAATTCGGTCGGTTCTCATACCCCTATAAATAACCATGACGCATACTCTATCGGTGTGTGTCTGGTTGGTGGTGTGAACGTACCGTCTGGCAACGAAAACATTGTAGAGGAAACTTCCCCAAGAAGTATTACTCGTTCTCAGTGGAATAGTCTGTATCAAGTATTCAGAACATTCTTCAACCAATACCCAGGTGGTCAAGCACTTGGGCATATGGACATTGATATATCCCAAGAGGATCCTGGGTTTGATGTTCGTGATTATGTGTACAACAACTTTAACAAGCAGAGTCTGTATAACGACCCACCATCAGACCCTGCTTTATCGCCGCAAGAGATCGTGGCAAAACAATCTGGTCAGGCAGTAATTTCTGACGCAACTCTGGGTGACGACGTGGCAGACCTTGAAACACCTACCACGTTCGAACTTGAAAAAGACCCAGACGTACTTGAGAAGAACTTTTAATGACAACAGGTAATAACAAGATAACTGATCGTCTCAGTGACCCGCTCGGTGAGAGTCCAGAACTCACAACCGGCATTCCTGTAGACGGATCGGTCGATCCTACTGGCGAATATCCTAAACGTCATAACTGGTTCTCATCCAGCATTAGTCAAGCAGGACGTGGCATAAAGGTCAACGACCTTTGGATGGGTGGAAGCACATTTGGTGTAAACTTCGACGTGCCAATGGGCACAACTTCCGTCTTCCCATTCAACAACGCAAACGAAACCCCATCCGGTCACTCGTTTGAGATCGACGATACTCCAGGAAACGAGCGTATCCTTATCAAGCATCACACTGGTGCTGGTGTCGAACTCAAACAAGACGGATCCGTTGCAGTTGTATCCCGAACACATCAAGTACAAGTCGTCGGTGCCGATCATGAGTTGATTGTTGCCGGACAAGGTAACATGACATATGATGGTGACCTCAACATCACTGTCAATGGCAACTACAACCTTGACGTCGGCGGCACCGTGAACGTCACCGCTGGTTCAAACTACAACCAGTCTGTTCATGGCACATACATCACAGAAACAGGAGACACCCACCAGACTATCGTTCGTGGTAACATGGACACTAAGGTTTGGGGAGATCGTTTAGACTTCGGGTCTAGTGAACACCGCATCATCGCCAAGAAAGATATTACTTTGTCTGCGGGACAGGACATCTTGCCTCAAGCAACAAGGGCAATTCGTCTTTCCGCTGAGAAGCATATCACTGGCGCAACTGGCGGGTTCATGACTTGGTCAGCAGAAGACATGCGCATCATCGGTCGTAAAGGTAAGATCGGTGGACCAGACTTCCACTACTACGGTGGTCTGTTCTCAGGCGGTGAAGACGGTCAGGGTAAGGAAACTGTATTTCACGGCAACCTCGTGGGTCGTGCTCTTGAAGCATGGACTGCAAAATATGCAAAGTTCTCCGAAGATGCCCACACCGCTCACATTGCCAACTATGCGGGCATTTCTCAGTCTGCTGACGCAGTAAGTGGTGCTCCTCTATTCCCGACTTCTCCATCTGACCCTAAGTGGGAGATTGGGGCATACAGCACCATGGCAGACTTTAACAAACCACAATATAAGTTCGACTGGGGTTGGGGTGCGAAGGAGAAGCATTCTATGTTTGCTTCTGTTGAACATGCAGGTGCGACCTTCACTAACAAAGACCCAGATGCTGCTATCCTAATGGCAGAAAACTGGCCAGACTCTCGTGTCCCGCACGAACCTCTGTTTGGTTATATGGGTAACCCAGTCGACTGGTGGGAAGTGTGGAACAAAACTTCTCCATATGCTGTTCGAAAGATTTCTATCGATGGCGACGGCACCATTGAGGCAAAGATCGCAAAAGTTGATACCTACGCAAATTACTTCAACTACACTCCAAAGACTCCAGAGATCCGATCCAAGTTACGAACTATGGATGGTGCTAACGAGTCTCGACCGCAGACCGGAAAGGACGAGTTGGACGCATCTCTGTGCATCGACTCATTGTTGGACGAAAACCGACTGTCTCCTCTATACTCCCTTCCTGCGCCTCCTGCACCTTACGAGCAGAAGCGTAGTGGTCAAAGTGTACCACAACCACGGTTTGGTTACTCGTTGCTCGGAAACCCTGTAGAGAGATCCTCCAAGACTTTCTTACCAAAGAACGTCCAAGCGACCACCCGAACTATCGTTGCTGACCCGTTGTACAACCCAGACCGCAACGGTGCTCCTCTTACCAGCGGCACTCGACTGTCAAAGTCGTGCACCCTGTCTAAGTTCTTCGGTGCACCTGGATCCAAGTGCTCTCTTGATATGATCCCGATTTTATCGCAGAGACAAGACCTTGCCCGACAGTATTACCTCCACGCATGGATGATGGAAGGCATCGCGTCTGCAAAAGAGTTTAAGGATTACCGATTACAGGTCACTGAAGGTTACTACAATCCTTCTAATGGTATCCGTGAGGCATTTGACGGAAGACTTGAACCGGCAGAGCAGTATTACTGGAGAGAACCATACCGCAAAGAAGACGGTGGTAGCACCCAGAAGTCTATCGTCAGGGGAGCAATCCCGATCAACCACCTGAAGTACGAAGGTCGTGCTGTTGTGTATTCCCTCTTCAACTCCAGAGGAAAGACCGACTACAGTGCCACCTTTGATCTGTCGCTGTATATCCGTGACACGTTCTTCTTTGACCAGTTGAGTCTGGATTATGACATAACTCGTCCTGATCAGGTAATGACACAACAGTTGATCGTAGTTATGCCTTTGATCTCTAAAGACTTCACTGCAACCTTCGAGCAAAAGGTTAGTACATATTTTAACCGCAAAACTCTGTCTGGATCTGATCTCATTGAAATAACCGACTGATTTCTTGTATAAATAAACCAAGAACAATAAAGGTATTTCTAATGGCACTTAAAAGAGTCACCCCTGGATTAACGGACACCACCCTTGTCACGGGTAAAAAGATCCGCAATTCTGACATCGACCTCACATTCAACACCAAAGCAGGTGCATTGAACGAGCAAGGTGTCATGCAGGGTGACATTTATAAGAAGCACGACGCCGCAGCAGTGATACAGGCAGTCGAGAACATACTTCTTACAAATCACTTTGAGAAACCGTTTAACCCATTCTTTGGTGGTAATCTCCGTGCCATGTTGTTTGAGACGGTTGAGAACTATTCTGAACCTTTTGTCCGAGATATGGTGACAAAGGCAATCGAACGGGACGAACCTCGCGCGAAGGTCGTAGATGTTAAGTTCTATGACGGTAAGGACGCGATCCGAAGGGGAGCACAGACTCTCAGAGATAATTTTAGAAATACAATTTATATTAGGGTAGAGTTCCGAGTAGAAACTCAAGAAGGAACCTTAACAGCCGCAGTCAACATGAATAGGTTACGATAATGGCAACCACGATTAAATCGACTGATCTCGACTTTCAAGAGATCAAAAACAACCTTAAAACTTTCTTACAGCAAACTGGAGAGTTTAATGATTACGACTTCGAGGGAGCAGGTCTTTCGAACCTCCTAGACGTCCTTGCGTATAACACGCACATGAACGCATTGCAGGCAAACTTTGCATTGAACGAGTCTTTCCTCGTTACTGCTCAGTTGCGACCTTCTGTTGTATCCCTTGCAGAATCTATCGGTTATGTACCAGACTCTAAGAAATCTGCTGAGTCTGCGATTAAATTGACCCTGAACCTAACCGGTGTTGCTGGACTGCTACAGTCACAGACTATCCAACCAGGTGCATTGGTTCTTCGTGGCACTAAAGATGCGGTCGACTACACATTCACTAACCGTGAGTCTTTGTCGGCAACTGCTAACAACGGTGTATACAGTTTCGCACCGACTGCCGACGTTTCCCTGCCCGTTAAGGTATTTGAGGGTGACGAGAAAAGTGAGAAGTTCTTAGTGGGTTCTGGTCAGGATGCCGTTTATGTTATCCCAGACCAAGACATCGACATTTCTACTGCTATCGTCAAGGTTTTTGAGAACCAACAGTCTTCGAACATCGACGGCGGTACTGGGTTCAACGTCTACACTGACCTGCTCGACGCCACGACTATCGATGAATTATCCAGATTGTACGTTCTACGAGAGTCACCAAACCAGTACTACGAGTTGACTTTCGGCAACGGTAACTCCCTCGGTGTTGCCCCATCTGCTGGACAGGTTATTGATGTAAACTATCTGCGTGCAAGCGGAGCGGAGGCAAACAATATCCCGACTATGTCCTTGGCATCTACTCTCACCCTTGCAACCACAAGCGGTTCTGGGTATGACGTGGATCCTTCGACTGTTTCGGTTTCTGTCCAAACAAGATCTGCTGGTGGTGGTGAGAAAGAGGGTATCGAATCGATCCGTCTGAACGCACCGTTCCAATACGCGGCACAAAACCGTATGGTAACATCTACTGACTACTCTGCGTTGATCCTGAAGAAGTATTCGTCGTTCATTGAAGACATTAAGTCATGGGGAGGGGAAGACGATCCGGAACCTGATTACGGCGCGGTCTTTACTTCTATCGTATTTAAAGATGGATTAACCAACGGAACAGTTTCTGACATCCGTCAAGGTATTCTTGATCTGGCAGACGAGTTCTCGATTGCCTCTTTCAATCTCAAGTTTACAGACCCAGAAACTACCTTCATTTCAATACAAACCTTTTTCCAATGGAATGCCTCTCTGACTGGTTTCTCTGAGTCTACAATTCGATCCAATGTCGAACAGGCAATCTCTTCTTACTTCGTGGACAACACTGGTAAGTTCGACCAAGTATTCCGTCGTTCGAACATGCTGTCTGATGTAGACGCGTCTGATCCTTCTGTTCTCTCTTCTCGTGCAACGGTTATCGTCAACAAGAGAGTCTTACCTACACTTGGGTTAGAAGAGAATCACGTTATTGACTTTCCTCTGGCGATTCAAAGTCCTTCTGAGTCAACTGAAGCAAGCGTCTATTCTTCACTGTTCTCGTATAAGAACCAGACTGTATTCCTCCGCAACAAACTAGACCGAAGAGTCAACGTTGCCCCACAAGGTTCTTCACAAGCGATATTCAATATTACTGCAACTGACGAACTTGAACTCGTCACTGTTGGTGGAAAGATTCTTGACGGATCTATCGGTTCATACGATCAAGCAACTGGTAAGGTCACGTTGAACGGGTTGACCGTGCAGAATATCCCAGGTGGTAGGAACTATATAAAGATATATGCAATTCCTGCAAACCAGTCAGTGGTTGAAGCACAGTTGAACAATATCATTAAGTATGACCCAGAAGATTCGTTCAGTAAAACTATTAAGGTCACTACTAGGTAATAACGATGGCAATTGATAAGACTCTAACAGACGTTTATCGCCGCGAACTGGATCTCGACAGATATTCAGTCTTCGAGGCATTGCCTGCGCACTTCGATGAGAAGTACCCTAAACTGGTCAACTTTCTTCAAGAATATTACAAAACCTTTGAAGAAACAAATAACCCAGTAGAGAAACTAAACGACCTGCTTCTCTCGCGAGACATTACTGGAGCGAAAGAAGAACTCCTGACCTTTATCTCCAGCGAACTTCTTCTGGGTAAACCTTACTTTGAGTCGTTCAACGATAAGCGTACTGCACTACAATTCTCAAACCTCTTGTACCGATCTAAGGGTACTGAATTCTCGATTAAGCAATTCTTCCGAGTCTTCTACGGTCTTGATATTGATGTGCGATATGGTAAGGACGAAGTCTTCTACCTTGGTGATGTCAACAAAGAGGAGATGATATTTTCGGGCGGTAACGGTGCTATACACTTTCCGTACACGTATAAGGGTTCAGAACTAACCATATCTGTACAAGACTCAGACGGAGAGTATCGCATACTCCGTCAAGATACCGACTACACAATCAACTTCGCAAGGCAGGTCGTATCACTATCGACTTTGGACTCTGCTGGGCAATCTCTTGACTCGGCAGACAGCATTATCTCGGGCATTGCAACCAATGG